ATTCACTGAATCAATCTGCTAAAGCTGAGGCGCAGAAGCAGTACGTAAACCAAGATCTAGATTCAATAGATTGGGTAAAATGGGTATTAAGGCGTCAAGATTAATTAACGAGGGAAAAATTTATAAAGAAAGGAGGAATAGTCTTCGATGATAAACCACTGCCTGGTGATTTAATCAACTCAACACAAACGGAGATAATATATGAAGAGAAATAAGTATCCACCTAACACAGTTAAGGCAAATGGAGAAAACATAAGTATAAGACATAAAATAACACCAAAAAATACAGCGCAGGCACTGTATATTGATTCTCTTAGAGAACAACCGCTTACAATATGCAACGGACCAGCAGGTTCGGGTAAAACATACATAGTTACCGCAATTGCAGTTGAAAAATTAATCAATCAAGAAGTAGATAGAATCATTATCACTAGACCAGTGGTTGAGGCAGGAGAGCACCTAGGATTTTTGCCAGGTACACTTGAAGAAAAGCTTGATCCCTATCTGTTACCACTTCTAGATAGCATTGAAGACCACGTTGGTCCTACAATGACAAAGAAGCTTCTTGAAAATAGAAAGATAGAAATAGCACCATTAGCATTTATGAGAGGCCGGAGTTTTAATAACTGTTTGCCAGCTGATCATAAAGTGCTTCTTTCGTCTGGTGAATGGATCAGGATGGATACTTTGCTTGAAGAATTCAGTTCTGGCAAATCATTAGAAGTTGTCACTTATAACATTGAAAGTAAAAAATTAGAAAATAAAAAAATTCAGTTTGCCTTTAAGCAACCCAACCAGCATAAAAAACTGGTTAAGTTAACTCTTAAAAATGGGACTGAGATTTTAGCTACACCAGATCATAAGCTGTTTACTCAGCGCGGATATATACCTATGGTAAATCTAACGCTAGAGGATGGAATTATAAGTCTAAGCGAGGCTCAAAATGATGAACCCCCACTGGCGAGAAATTCAAAAGGATCAGAGTGCATAAGATTAGAGATTTCAAAAATCGAAATAATAAACAGCGACGATGATGTCTATGATATTACTGTAGAAGACAATCATAACTTTTTCACAAATGGTGGTGTTTTATCATCAAACTGCTACGTAATACTTGATGAATGCCAGAACGCTACTGTAGAACAAGTCAAAATGTTCGTGACTAGAATTGGTTTTAATAGCTTTTTTGCTATTAACGGCGATGTAAGTCAATCAGACTTACGAAAGCCAAAAGGCGCTGGAGACGATTGGGAAAATGGTCTTCAGTACATAGTTCGTAAACTTAAAGGGAGGGACGAGAAAATAAATTACATTGAATTTTTTAATAGAGACGTGGTTAGATCTCAATTAGTTCAAAGGATATTAAATTTACTTGATGCTCCCGATACTTATTGAGATTTAGTTTATAAACAAGGACCTAGGGCTAGTTAAAAAGGAGGACTAGCCCTAGTGTTTTTATAAATAATAATAATTAGAAAAAACCAGCAATTTCTAAGACCAAAATTGTATTTTTATAATGTGAACTGGCACATAGGAGAAAACATGTCATACATAATAGACTGGCAAAGTCTACACCCTGACCACCAGCGCGAGCCAAACAATGGTGTCATACCTGGAAAACAATCATCAATCTTACTGCCCGATAAACAGAAAAATAACACAAGCACTTCTCTAGTTTTAACAGGAAGAGCTTCTCCTGATTATGGAGAAATCCAACAGGAAAATTTTCTAAGACTGCTAGAAAACTTTGCTTCTTCATATCCACCTGATAATGCAACAATAGGTCAACTTTGGTATGATTATGGTCAAAGGGATCTAAAGATATGTTATGACGTTAATGAGATAACATCAGAAAGAAGTTGGGTTTCTCTGAGAAATGTAGCATCAACCAGCGAGCCTGAAGGAATACAGCAAGGTCACTTATGGTTTGATACGAGCGATTTAAGACTAAAGGTCAGAAAAAATTCTGCTTGGGAAACTATTGGAACCGTTAGCTCAGTAAATGTTTCTGGTGGTCCATCAGGTCTTGTCTTTACTGGAGGACCAGTAACATCTTCTGGAACAATCACACTAAGTGGAGGTGTTCTTGGTGTTGGCTTTGGTGGAACAGGAAAAAATTCAATTGCCGGATTGATAGATTTAATAATCCCAAATCAACAAGGTAAAGGTAATTATTTCTTAATTACTGATGGCGCAAATTTGCAATGGAGAGATGTTCTTCCTATAGAAAATGGCGGGACAGGACAAACAACTGCAGAAAATGCGCTTCAAGCACTTTTAGAAAGCCAACCCCTTCCTATCTCTAAGGGAGGAACCGGCGCATCAACTGTAATAGGCGCAATTAACAACTTACTTCCATTCCAACCAGGAAATGAAGATCGGGTGCTTAGCACTGATGGATCTGATCTCTTTTGGAAAGAGGCAGACTTTGCAGCAGTTTATGTTTCAGCTGAGCCTCCAGGGGCCCCAAGACTTGGGGATGTTTGGTTTGACACTGGCTTACGCGGCAGAGCTTTCGTTTGGTATAATGCATGGGTTGAATTAAGCCCAAGTGGAATTCCTGGACCAGCAGGACCGTCTGGACCTGTAGGTCCCCAGGGTCCAGTAGGACCTCAAGGTGCGGCAGGTCCTAGAGGGCCTCAAGGTCCGCAGGGCTCTCAGGGCATACAAGGAGTGCCTGGTGGTGTTACTTCTGCTGGTGTGATAGACATAGAATCAGGAAGCGTTTCTGGTACTATAACAGCTTCAAAACTTGGTGCCGGTCAGTTTAGAGTGTTTCACCCAGAACGGCCAAGAGGAGTTCCTGCAGTCACTTTCTCTGCGCCATCTTCAAAGACACCTAATAGTTCTTGGCACGCGCCAACAGATATTATGGTATATACTCAAAATGTTCAACCAACATTCTTTGATGTGGTGGTTATTTCTAGATCAACATCAGTACAAAATTTCTTTGACGACAATGCCACGTTATTCAGTGAATCGTACTTTAATTCAGGCACATTAAATGTTGTAGTTGGGAGAGGATAATGACAGTATCAAAAATATTTTACACACACCCTATCTTTCCTTCTAAGGTAGCGATGATTATCTCCAATAGATCAGTAGATAGACTAAAGGATATGGGAGTAATTGGTCACGGCGCTAAATTTTTAATAAACCCCACCGAGAGTGAATTAATGACACAGCATATAGAATGTATCAAATTTGACAACAAAGACAACCCAACAGCACTTCATTTTGATATTGACGCAATACGGGAAGTATATATTACTGAGATAAGAAAGAAGAGGGAAGAAGTATTGAGCAAGCTTGACTTTTTACAGCAGCGCGCCATCGCATTAGGAAAAATGGATGCAGCATCTGCTATAGAAGCAGATAAACAGGCGCTTAGAGATTTAACTACTTCTACAAATTATAGCAATATCACAGAGATAAGACACATCTATACTCGAATGCCGGCAATTTTATTAGTAGACTATAAGGATAAGTATAGTTATGTCTAAACTTAGAAGAATAAAGGCCGGCAATGATTTTTGTTCAAAGCTTTTAGAGTGTGTAGAAGATATAAAGACTAAACACCAAACAGTAGAAGACACCACAGCATCATATGGTAATGAAGTATCACATGGTGCTGTAATGTCTCTAATTGATCGTGGGATAAATCTAGATATAGCGCAATACAAAAAGTTGATTCACTTTCCACACAGTTATAACTTAAAGCTTATTAGATTTTTAATTGAGGTGTATCCTAATTCTTCTATACAGCCAAGTGGAAATTTTATCTATCCAGAAGGTGGATATATGGGATGGCATACTAATTCAGATTTTCCATGTAAAAGAGTTTATATCACCGTAGTGGATGATTCATATAAATCTGGGTTTAAATATGTTAACGGGAGAAATGTGATTGATGATGTTGATGATGAAAAGATAATTATAAGGGAATTCGACATAAGTAAAACTGAACCATTTTGGCACTGCGTTTACTCTAACACTAATAGATATAGTTTTGGTTTTAGGATAGAAGAACTTTAATGCATTGGTTTACTGATGAATGGCGTATAGATGAAAACGTTTATTCAATAAATAATGGTGTTCTATTTAATTTTATAAAGATAAATGCGTTGAAGCCGCAGAGAATATCTTTTGATGAAATAGCATATAAGGGTAACATAGATAGGGATTTTTTTAGATATCAATTAGCAAACACAAATTATCCGATGATAGTCTCAAAGATGCAAAATCCCTATAATAAAAAGTACAGGCTTATTGATGGAAGACACAGGATACATAAGTTAATGGATAATGGTGAAAAAGATGGATTATTTTATGAAATTCCAAAAGAATTCATTTTGAAGTGGATAGTTAAACACTAAGGAGAATGTAAAAATGTCAGTGACGGTAGAATATGCAAAATCACCCAAGTGGGTAAATGAAGAAAAGTCTGCTATTGATTTAATAGTTAAATTTTCCCATATATCAGAGGAAGTGCCTTTCACGGCATCATCTAAAGACACTGAGCGATATGGGAGAGAACTGTTTGAGAGCGCAAAAACAGGATTATTTGGCCAAATCCAAGAATATACTCCTCCTGCAATCCCAGAAACAGTATTAATCCCAATAAGTGTTAGTATGAGACAACTTAGACTTGCTCTTCTAGAAAAAGGCATTTTGCAAGATACTGTATCCGTAGTTAACGGACTGGGAGATAGCGCTGCTGATCAAAAGATTAAAATTGAGTGGGAATATTCTACCATCATAAGTAGAAATGACGCTTGGATAAATGAGCTTTTGACTAAAATGAATATGTCTGCAGAACAGATAAATGATCTTTTTGCTATGGCTTCTAAACTATAAAGAGGTTTGATTATGATAATTTTTCCTGAAAATCCTCAAGTTGGACAAGTATATGTAGCCATAAACAATGTAAAGTATTCTTGGGATGGCACTGTTTGGTCTTCAGCTGGTGAATCACCGCCCACCGTGATAGTATCTGGTACTCCACCTGAAAACCCTAGAGTAGGTGACGTTTATTTTGACAACAATGACACAATGCGTGCTTATGTATATATAGGAAGCACGTGGATTGACTTGAGCCCAGGTTCAAGCTCTTAATATTTAGGAGAGTAACATGCAATTTCCTACTGAACCAGCAATAGATCAAGTTTACTTAGCTCCTAACGGAAAATCATATAAATGGGATGGTGAAAAATGGACTGCATTCGTAGAGGTGTCTGGACCAGCTACCGGACCTACTGGTCCACAAGGGCCTACTGGTCCACAAGGGCCTACTGGACCAGATGGAGTGCAAGGTCCTACGGGGTTGCAGGGCGCTCCAGGCGCAGATGGGACAAACACTGCGACTATATTTGGAACTGGGCAAATTGGCGATATATGTCCTGCAGTAAGTTTAGATGATAATGTAGCAGAACTAGTACCTGCGGGAAGAATTCGTAGTGGAAGTAGCTTACGTTATGCGGCATCAGCTCCCTTTTCAACTGTTGGTGGCTATGATATAAATCCTGGTTTTACTGGATCCTGGAAAGCTATAACCCAATATCGGGTCGATGCCGGGTTTGATGAAGGAACTCCGTATGTATCTAGAACGCCTGTTGTTTGGGTCAGAATAGCATGATTTTTTAAAATGACAAATTTTCCGGTATATCCCGCAATAGGTCAAAAAGTTGTAGCTCCTGATGGATTCCAATATTATTGGGATGGAGAAAAATGGACAGGTGTAAAACTTGCGCCTGTGGGACCAACTGGATCCCAAGGACCAAATGGAGATATTGGAGATATTGGGCCGCCAGGACCTAAAGGTCCTATCAATGAACTAGCTGTTTTAAAGGTTGGTCCTATAGGACCAACAGGCCCTATAGGACCCCCTGGGATAAATGGTATTATTGGTCCTAAGGGAGCACGAGGGCCAACTGGACCAACTGGGAGTTCTGGACCTCAGGGACCTGTAGGCCCCGCTACTCAAAATGACTTATTAATCACCGGTCCAACAGGATATGAAGGGCTTATGGGTGAAAGAGGACCAACTGGCGTAAATGGAACAGAAAAAGGACCTCCTGGGTTTTACTTACCTGGACCAACTGGTCCTTGGGGCGAAAGAGGACCAACTGGAGCAACAAGCAGTGTAGTAGGGCCAACTGGACCAACTGGTCCAACTGGGGGCACTGGCGTAGGATCATATTTTTATGCTTATTTTTACCGTGGACCATTTGGCACAGCAACAATTCCAAGTTATGGGCAAACAACTTCAGGGTCAAATTTAAGAATTTCTACGGGTGAACCTGGAAGGGGGCTAATATCCTTATTAGGAACTTATAGAAATGAAAGTGCAAAAAGAGAAGGCTACATTGTATGGTCAAGAGTTGGGTAGGTTAATTAAAAATGAGTGATCAATTAATTTTTCCATCAGATCCATTTTTAGGCCAAATAATTGTTATTGGCACTAAAACTTACTTGTGGGATGGTGAAAAATGGACTGTAGAGACGACTGTGTTGATTGGGCCCACTGGGCCAGTGGGCCCAATCGGTGAAAAAGGTGATCAAGGGCCAATTGGACCTACTGGCCCTCCCGGAAATGATGGATTTGGCCCTACTGGTCCTACTGGTCCCCAGGGTCCTATGGGATTGCCTGGAGAAAAAGGAGAGATTGGTCAAAATGGAGATACTGGTCCGACAGGTCCTACTGGTTCGACAGGTCCTACTGGTCCTCAAGGAGAAACTTTAATTGGCCCAACAGGTCCTACTGGTCCTACTGGTCCGACAGGTGCTACAGGACCCGCTGGTCCTCCAGGCCCACAGGGCGATTCTGTCTATGGTCCCACTGGTCCTACCGGAGAACGAGGACCCACTGGTCCGGCAGGATTAAGAGGTCCCACAGGTCCTACTGGTCCAGCGGGTGGTACTGGACCAAGCGGTGGAACAGGAACATACATTTTAGCTGAATATATTGGATTCAATATAATTTATTATGAACAAACCGTCTCTGGCTCACAACTAAGAATTTCAAACGGATCTTCAAGTGTCACCCCATCTGGAACATGGAAAAACGTAGGACCTGCTGTTGGGGCTGGATTATATGAATCGCTATGGATAAGAATTTAATATCATGAGCACTTTAATAAATTTTCCAGTATCTCCAGCAATGGGTCAGACATATACAGCACCCAATAATATTGTCTATATATGGGATGGTGAAAAATGGAATGGTGAGGTAAAAAGTCAAGTTGGACCCACAGGTCCAATGGGTCCATCTGGTCCTACTGGCCCGCAGGGCGCTCAAGGTGTTCAGGGTATTCAAGGAGAAGTTGGACCAACAGGACCACAGGGTATTCAAGGCGATGTAGGTCCAATCGGGCCTCAAGGTGTTCAGGGAGATATAGGACCAACAGGACCACAGGGAGATATAGGACCAGTGGGGGTTCAAGGACCAATTGGTCCTACTGGGCCCCAAGGTAGCGTGGGACCTACTGGTCCTCAAGGCGCTGTTGGCCCACAGGGAATTCAAGGAATTGATGGCCCTATTGGTCCTACTGGCCCCCAAGGCATTCAAGGACCAACCGGACCAGATGGCATACAAGGAATAAGGGGACCAACTGGTCCAACTGGTAGACAGGGCCCAATTGGCGCTCAAGGTGATATAGGACCTACTGGTCCAGCAGTTACAGATATTTTTTCAACTGGACAGGTTGGAGACATAAAAGTCGCACTATCAATAGATGACACCGCTGCAGGGAATTATCCTATTGGTACTATTAGAAATGGAAGTAGCCTTAGAGTAATGACCGTTGGTCCTTTTGATATGGAGCTTAATCCCGGCAATGATCTTGTAGATCTTGGTTTAGTTGGATCATGGAAAGCCGTGCAGCCGTACAGTGTAATTGTATCTAGTGGTGGAAGTGTATATCATAGTAAAACAATTTGGGTCCGTGTAACATAAGTAATAGGAGAATTATAATGGAGTTTCCTGGATTTCCAGCAGAAAATCAAGTTCATTTAGCATCTAACGGTATTTCGTATAAATGGGATGGTGAAAAATGGACTGCTCTATTGCCCCAAGTGCTTGGTCCTACTGGGCCAAGTGGAGCAACTGGTGCTCAGGGGCCTACAGGGCCGACTGGTCCTTCTGGTTCTGGCGGGTCTTCAGTTAGCTTTGCGACATCTTTGGATATTCAGGAAGGAACTGATAACACAAAGGTTATAAGTCCAGCTACACTTAGAAATGATTCTCTCTTTTTAGATATACCATTCACAACTTTTGCTACTTCAGGTTTAGTAGGTGTCACGTTTACTCCTATTCCAAGTTGGGCCAAAAGAGTCACTCTAATGTTTTGGGATTTGTCGTCAAACGTTGCCACGCAGCTAAGAATAAGGGTTGGAACGGCAGCAGGATTGGCAACTAGTGGTTATACAGGCACTACATACACTATGTCAAAAACTGGTTCAACTATAGGTCATTCAACCACTACACATGATGTAGGGTTCGAAGCAGGTCCTGGGTGGGCCATGTCAGGAAGTTTAATTTTTAATAAAACCGGCCAAGACAATATTTGGCTAGCCTCTGGTACTCTTATGGCAAATGATTCTTCGAGAGTCTCCGTTGCCACAGTAAACGGCCGCGTAGACCTGCCGGGAAGCTTAACACAGCTCTTTATCACAACAACAAACGGATCTTATACATTTAGTTCTGGCGCTGCGAACATGTTGATGGAATAATCTTCTAAGCATGTGCGAGAAGTATGTTATAATGTTCATACTTCTTCAAACCTAAGGGTAAAAAATGATCACGATTAAGAGCATCGATGACATGAGGTCTCATGTATCTCATAAGGAAGAGATTCGCGAAGCAGAAATTGATCGTAACCTATCCTGCTTCTGTTACATGCTGTCAGCTGAAAATACTTTTGATAGCGATTGGGCTCGTGAGTGCCGTGGTATCGTTTTCAACACATCATCTGGCCAAGTTGTTAGTCGACCTCTACATAAGTTCTTCAACGTTGGAGAGCGCGAAGACACTCGTTCAGAACGTGTAGATTGGTCTAAGGTCATACGTGTTATGAATAAAAGAGATGGGAGCATGGTTCATACCGTCATTGCAGATAATGGCACGGTCAAGATGAAGTCAAAGAAGACATTTTCATCTGACGTAGCACAAGCGGCCGAAAAATTTGTGTCTGAAAATAGCACAACTTTGGGGCAGTTCATCAACGCAGTGGCAAACCGAAATTGGACCGCTGTCTTCGAGTGGACCGCGCCTGATGCGCGAATTGTGCTCCTATACATGAAGCCAGAGCTTCAGCTTCTTCATCTTCGTGATAACGAAAGTGGGCAATACATTGACCATGATGAGATGAAAAAACTAGCAGCAAATTTCAACGTGAAGCGTGTTGACGAAGTTGAAGATTTCTGGGAGCCCAGCTCGTCAGGAAGCAGAGTGTTTAACGCTGAGAAAATGCTAGATGCAGCGAAGACACAGGAAGGAATTGAAGGCTGGGTTGTTCAGTTCAAAAATGGTGATATGGTTAAGGTGAAGACCGAATGGTACCTCCGACGTCATCGAGCTATGACTTTTCTACGTGAGCGAGACATCGTTGAACTTACGCTGGATGAGGGATTGGACGATCTTAAATCTCTACTGGTAAGCGAGGGCGCAGAAATTTCTGAGATCATTGAGATTGAAAACAAGGTAGTGAATGACATTGGCAGCATTTTGACGCTTATTGATTCAATCATCGAAAAAGATGGTAAAATGGAACGCAAGGATTTCGCGATAAAGTACATGAATAATGATGCTATCCCTACTGGTGTATTTGGTCTTTTGATGGCCCGTTATACTGGTAAAGAATTGAATGTCAAAGATTGGTATCGTAAGAATGTGCTAAAGGAGAAATGGACTCTTCGTCAACTTGTACTTGTTCCCACCATTGCTGAAGGAGATTGATTTTGGCAAAGCATGCATTTAGAATGTCTGACAAAAAGGTCAGACAATTAAGACTTGAGCAGGAACGTCTAGAAAAAGAGGAGCAGAAAAAGCGCGCTCAGATTTATGCTCCGCTCTTTTCAACTAAGCCAAAGCCTAAGCGTGTGGCTCAGCCAAGGCAAAACAAAAATGAAAATATTTCTATTGCTAAGACATCTAATCCTAACTCAATGATGGGTCTTGCTACAAAAGCAAAATCTAAAGTATATACTGGTAACGCTATCATTGGCATTGCCGTTATGCATAAATCTAACTTGGTGCCAATTTTTAATTCTGAAGCGGCTGTTGAAGTTGCACAAATGCGAAGGGGATAAAATGATCATTGGAATCTGTGGAACACATGGGACCGGAAAATCAACCATTTTACAATCTGCAAAAAGTGCCGGCTGCAAGGTTGATGAAACTCAACTTTCTCGCACTGTTCAAAAACGACTAGGGTGGGAATCGCTGTCTAAGGTTGAAGAATCTGTCGACACGATGTGGGCATTTCAAAATGAGGTTTTAATCGCCCTTTATGATCGTGATCAAAAGATCCTTAATGAAGGAATCCCAACCATCGTCGAGAGGACCCCCGCAGACGTTTGGGCATATACGGCACTATGGTGTAAAAGGTTTGGGTTCTATGACCCGGCTGGCACGTTTATTCAAGATAAGCAGCTGTCCGTATTTTTAAGCATGTGCCGTAATCTTTCAAATAATTACCTGAAATTCATCATTGTCCCACCTGCAGATTCAATCAAGTTTGAACAAGATAAGAATCGCGCAGATGAAGAATCTAGAACATTCGTTGAAAAAGCTATTGATGCTTTTCTATGGAGCGGTGCACTCCCAACGCATATAATGAAAACAGAAAGTAGAGAAGCGCGCGCTGCTGAAATACAAGCTTTATACACTCTCTGTAAGGTTGAGAATTTAATCAAAAATAAGGAAAGCTATTAATGAGTACTAAACAACAAGCTATTAGATTTGGTCTGTGCATTGATTGGGAAACTAGCGGATCAGATTGGGGCAAAGATAGTTCTATCAATTATCAAGGTATTTCTTTCGGTGCTATAGTATTTAATGCGGAGAACTTTGATGAATTAGAAAGCTTACACTTGCATGTAAAGTTTGACAGCTCCAAATATAAATGGTCAATAGAAGCAGAAAATATTCACGGTATTACTAAAGAGTATTTAGATGCTAATGGTGTCTCACAAGAAGATGCAGCCATTGCTTTAGCAGAATTGATTCTCAAGTATTGGGGGCCTGACGGAAAAGTTTTAATGCTTGGTCACAATACTGAGTTTGACAGGCGGTTCACCAATCAACTCCTAAATACTATAGGGATTGAATATTCAATTGAAAAGGAAACCAAGTTAGATAGCTGGATCCAAGTCCACCATGTTCTGCTAGATACATCATCATGTGGGTATATTACATTTGGTCTGTATAAATCAGATCTATTATTTGAAAAGGTTGGTTGCCCCGAGCGCGGCAAGCATAACGCGCTAGATGATGCCAGACAAACACTATTGGTGTGCAAAACTATCCGTGAGTTAATTAACTTTAGCCTCTTATCTATGCAGGAATGATGATGTTAGATAAAACATATGTATATGATGGTGTTGAAGTAAGAAAGACAGGGAGAGTAGCAACTAGGACACATGGGACTTTACCATACAGCCCGCCAGCTAAAAGTACTTTAGTTGAGATAACTCCCGTTGATAGTGACATGGATTGGAAAAAGTGGGTGGATCCTAGAGTTCTTTTCACTGTTGATTCTACTAAAAAAGAAGAATAATAAGTAAATAGTCTATGTGTCTACTTATTAGAAAAATTATGTCAAAATTCACCACATTCCAGTGCTCTATTTGCAGTAAATCTAGGGATTTTTTAAATGACCCTTTAAGAATTCTCCCAAACAACTGTAGTCTTACTACAAACTGTTCCGGTAAACTATACCCTCAGGGCGATAAAGAATCTTCGGATAATTACTATAGACAAAATATTACTCAATCAATTGACATCGCTGAGGTGAAGGACTCTCCAACATTTTCGTTTAAAAACTCAAGAAATCCACTTATCAATGTAGCAGTTCAGTCAAGTGTAAATTTGCCGGACGTTTTAAATCTTAATCTGAGCTTAAAAAAAATAGATAATGTTAGGTTTAATCAATACCTTTTCAGCGTTAGTCAGCAAACAACAACCATTCCTGAAATTGTAAATGGCAACGTTAAGAAAGATGTCAACGGCAAAAACCTTACGTTTACAACCGATGATATACTTCTTGGTAAAATTTACGTTTCAAAAAATGGGATTCCTGCAAGAATTGGAACAGAAATCTCCAGCATAACTCCTGGGTCAATAACATTTAGTGAGCCTTTACTGCCTGGAACTAAGGTAACGGTTATTGTGTATGATGAACAAAAGATAGTTCCAGGGAAGCTTACGCTTTTCAAGAACGCATATAAAAAGATGACGTATGGGGCTTGGTCAAACATAGCTAATATTCGCTCATATGAAAAAACAAATGACAATTCACCGACAAATTGGGTTGTATATAGCTGTGAAGACTTTCATAGACTTAATGGCAACTTTAAAGCTATGATAACGGGGCTGGCTGATGAAGAAGGTAATGTCATAAAAGGGATTAGCCAAATGGATGGCATTATGTTTTTACTATCATCACACCCATATATGACCATTGATCGGTATCTTAACTTTGTGTCACCCGCGAGTAATTACACAGATGATTTCAGGTTGAATATCTCTTACACACCAGAAATTGAGTTTACTGCAGCTAAGGAATTTTTAAAAGAAATATACCCGCCATTAATGATTGAATCAGCATCAATCATCAACGATTTAACTGGTCTTATTAATGTTAAAATGATAGCAGGTGATGACACAAATGAGTCATTTAAAAGTAACAAATTATTAAAATAACTATGATAGCGTACAAAGTAATTGACTGTGTAAACCTTATAAAAATTGAAGGTAAAGATATTTTAAGTAAAGTACCATATAAAAACATTGTAGCTATAACATGCGTCACCGATGCATTTAATAATGACATTGAGGCTATAAATGAAGCTAAAAGCACAATAGTTAGTATCATGGGAGAATCTCCTGAGACAATGGTAGAACATTACAACCCAGAATTTTACCCGTGTAAATCAAGTGAAACTTTCTTCAACATGAAAGATGCTGAAATTCAGACAATTAAGGACAACATGCCAGAAGACATGAATGCCTCAAAAGTAATGATTCCTATAACGCATGTTTTTGATGATTTTGGCGATTATGTACAATACAAAGTGGAAGCTAAGAATGAAGGCATCAGTGTCTTGATAAAGACGGCTGCTAATGTCAATCATTACATTAAAGAAAAACATTTAGATTTTTTGATGTCTTCCGAAACATCTAACTCTAGTCACAATTATTTAAGGTTACACTAATTTCATGCAATATATATACTTTGTGTGTGGGTTTAAAAACTCCACATTATTCAATACTGTACTTTCCGGAAAATTAGAATCGCTAAACACCTGCACAGAGATCTTAATTGAGTCAAAGAAATATTTTGATCTTGGCGAGTGTGAGCAAGATTTTGCCGAAACCATGCAAAAAATTTGTTTAAGTGAAGAAAAATTTAGTAATGACGGATCAAAATATGCTTTGCTTGGAAAGTCAAATGACACGCCGTTCGAGGTCAAATCAAGCCTAAATGATTTGATAGATCCATCAATTCTCTATACATTTTTTGTTGCAGATACTGATAGCTTAAAAAGCTCTTTAGTAAAATACAACGTGTTTGGGTGTTTAAAAAGCACCCAGTAGTGATAACCCGTATGTATATAATTCATTGAATCACGTTCTTAAGGAGAAAATATATGCCACGCAATCAAATGGTGCTAGCTAGTAAGAAGAATCACTTCACAGAAGTAACTTCAATCTTAAAGGTTGATGCTCAGCGCGCAAAGCTTCAAAATTATATTGACGAAGTTGTAAGGTGTAAGACACGAATCTTAGACCAAAACGAAGCGATTAAATCTATTAAGGACGCTGCGGTTAATGATTTGAATATTGAACCAAAGATGTTTAATTCCTTGGTAAGTCTATTCTTCAACAACAATTTTGAACAGAAAAAGGAAGAGCTTGAAAAGCTTGAAGCAGCTATCAACGCACTAATGCAGACACAGGAAATTGAATGAACGACAAGAGCAGTAATTATGTTGCAGCATGGCATGATTGGTCAGATGATACTGTTGTCGTCTTAGAAAGAGACGACTCTGGAAATCTAATCAAGACGCGCCATAACGCTCCATACTATTTTTATGTGGAAGATGAGGAGGGTGAATATGAGTCTATTTATGGGCACAAGTTAGTTCGGGCCGAATTTTCAAACAGGCATGAATACGAAGCTGCAAAAAATCTTTTTCCTGTAAAGTTTGAGTCTGACTTCAGGCCGCTTCAGCGTGTCCTAATGGACAAGTACTATGATAGGCCTACTCCCAAAGTAAATTATGCCTTTTTTGATATTGAATCAGACTACACGAAGGAGGGAGGCTTTCCATCGCCGTCAAATCCTTATGCGGTGATTAACGCTGTGACAGTTTATCAGTCATGGACTAAAAAGTTTATTACAATTGCCATCCCTCCAACTGTAGATGGTGTCAATTGGCTAGATAAGGATGGAAACTGTGTTGATAAGATTTATACTAGACTTGATGAGCTTATTAAAAAGGAGTTGCTTAGAAATGGGATTATCCCAGAAATAATTCTTTGCAAGACAGAAGCAGAGCTTATAACACTCCTTATAGAGTTGATGCAAAATGCTGACATCATATCTGGCTGGAACTCAGAGTTTTATGACATTCCATACACGTGTGAAAGAATTATTTTGAACGGTGGCAATTCTCTACTGGCGCAGCTTGAGTATCCAGGTGTTAAGCCGCCTTCGAAAGAAAGCGTGGATAGGTATGGTTCTCAAGAACCAGTTTATAGATTCACTGGTAAGAGTCATCTAGACTATCTTCAGCTTTTTGAAAAGTTTACATTTGAAGGGCGCACGTCTTATGCTTTAGGCAATATCCTACAGGAAGAAGTTGGGATTGGTAAGATTGAATACGATGGCACTCTAGAGCAACTTTATAAGAATGATTTTGAGCTCTTTGTCCTCTATAACTTTAGAGACGTTGACGGGCTGGTTCAGCTAGATGAAAAGTTTAAATTCATTGCCTTAGCAAATCAAATTGCTCATGAGAGCACTGTGTTATTTGGTGCAGTTTTAGGGACAGTGTCTTATGTTGAAACTGCCATCACGAATCATGCACACTATAAAATGAACAAGATCGTTCATGATAAGAGTGTAAGTGATCATGAAAAGGTAGAAGGTGCTGTAGTTTTGACACCAAAGATCGGGTTACACGAATGGATCGGCTCGGTTGATATTAATTCACTATATCCAAATACAATCCGCTCATTAAATATTTCGCCAGAAAAGATCATTGGACAGTTTACTCAAAAAGAAAGTGCGTGGAAAAGTCTTAAAAATAAAAATGATGAAAAGCTGTGCTGCGTCTTTGAAAATGGATCACAAGAGGTGCTAAGCGCACATGAGTGGAAAAACATAATTAAAGAAAACCGTTGGGCTGTATCTGCGTATGGAACAATATTTGATCAAAGCTCTCAAAAAGGAGTCGTGTCTGACATCTTAGGATACTGGTATGCTGAAAGAAAGAGGCTTCAGGCGGAAAAGAAAAAATGGAGTAGCAAAGCAAAAGAGCTTCCACCTGGAAAAGATAAAGAAGAAGCACAACGCCAAGTTGATCACTATGACCTTCTTCAAATCACAAAAAAGTATAGCATGAACTCCTTATACGGCGCCTTACTAAATAAGTTCTTTAGGTATGGTGATGAAAGGATGGGAGCATCTGTTACATCTTCTGGTAGAGCAATCACTACGTACATGATTGAAACTATTGGGTATCTTTTAACAGGTGAAAAGGTTCCTCTTAATAAACACACTACATTAAATAAAGATGGAAAATATGAGAATGAATACACTATAGATAACCTAGCTATCATATATTCCGACACGGACTCTCTTATTGGAGAAACAGAGGTAAAAACTAATTATGGAACCCTAAGACTAGATGCGTTGTTTCATGCCTGTCCTATTAAAACCGTAAAAGAAAACGGCAAGCAGTTTGGTGAGGGACTACCAGGATTAAAAGCGCTTACATTATCAGAAAATAATGCTAAGTATATGAATGTAAGATCTGTTTATAGACATAAAGTGTCTAAGGCTAGGTGGAGAGTTACTTTAGAGGATGGAAAAACAGTGGAGGTAACAAATGATCATTCCATTATGGTCGAGCGTGAAGGTAAATTAATAGAAGTTAAAGCATCAGAAATTTTGCAGTCAGATATCTTTATTTCTATTGAATAGAAATATATTCAGACATCTCCATATAAATATCATTTAACAATATTTATGTGGAGAACAACATGCGCAAAAAAGTTGCTATAGATCCAGAGTACTATATTGAAAAATATGGAGAACAGGAAGGATTAAAGCGGTGGAAAAAGATTTGCAACAGAAAGGGTATCAAGTTAGACGCAAATAACTTAGAAGGTGAAATTTATAAAGGAAATGCTATAAAGTGTCTTGGCTGTGGTCTTATTACCACTAGGCTTCAATACACGCATTTTAAATATAAGTGTAATATTAAGTCGACACGGGAATATGCTATCAAATTTCCCAATAGCCCCCTTGTTGCCCCCAACTTGGCAAAGAACACAGCAATCACAGAACAAAGAATGATTGAAAAATATGGAGAGCTGGAAGGTAGGCAACTGTGGGAAAGATATAGAGATAGACAGGCAGAAACAAATACCTTTGAATATAAATCTAAAACATATGGGTGGTCCAAACTAGACTTTGACGAATACAATTCAAGCAGGGCATGCACACTTACGAATTTTATTAATAGGTATGGAGAAAGTGAGGGATTAGCTAAATGGCAAAATTATTGCGAACGGCAACGATACACCACGTCAGAAGAATATTTTATTGAACGTTATGGACAAGATGACGGTGCACGCAGGTTTGCCGATTTTTGTCGTGGCAGAAACTGCGTAAATTTTAAAAATGTAAAAGAAAAAGAAGTGTTAGCTAAATTAAATGAGCACTTATCTGAAAAATTAAAATATCAATTTTTTATAACTGGAATCCCGGGATGTTTTGATTTTGGGCGTAATAAAAAGGTTATTGAGTTTAACGGTGACTATTGGCACTGTAATCCACTAAAGTATCAACCTGATTTTTTTCATACAATTAAACAAAAAACTGCACTGGAAATTTGGGAAAATGATTACAAAAAACAGCTACTGGCTAAACAAGCTGGATATGATATAATGGTGATATGGGAAAATGACTGGGATCTAAACCAGCAAAAGGTTATTAACAACATTATTGAGTGGTTAAATGCAGATTAAGAGACAAAAAGTTAAGAGCGTTGAGCGACTAGCAGACTTTAATGACGAATTCGTCTATGATCTCGTCATGGACGATCATGATACACCCTATTTTTTTGCTAATGATGTACTTGTCCATAACTCGGTTTATTTTTCATGTGTTGGGGCAACATCAAAAGAGTCAGCTGTCGCGATAGCTGACACAGTTGCTGAAGAATTAAATTCCTCTTTCCCACAATTCATGAGAGATGCGTTTAACTGTCAAGAAAATTTTGACAACTTAATCAAAGCAGGTAGAGAAGTTGTTGGGCGAAGAGGTCTTTTTCAGGCAAAAAAGAAGTATATAATAAAGGTAGTTGATCTTGAAGGAACACCCGTTGACAAACTAAAGTCAATGGGCTCTGAAATTAAAAAAGCTGATACCCCTAAAATCATTCAACAATTCTTAAAGAATACAGTTGATATGATTTTGGATGGTGCTGACTATAATAGTATTGCAGAGTTTGTAAATAAAGAAAGGCTGAACATTTTAGGAAAGTCAGGCGGAAATTTGTTTTCAGTTGGCATTGCTAAACGCGTCAATGATATAGATAAATTCATGGCCGAATATAGGTCACCTGGTTCTATCAAAAGCAGCACTGGTGGGAAGCTAGCAATCCCTGGGCATGTTAGAGCTGCATGTAACTACAACTTTCTAATTGACATTTTTGAAAAAGGTGGAAAAACTATTAAGTCTGGCGACAAAGCCCTTGTGTACTACTTAAAACCAAACCAGTATAAATTTGAGTCTATTGCTTTTCCAGCAGAATTAACCAGGTTTCCTGATTGGTTTTTGGAAAACTTTAAGTTGGATAGAAATAAAACAGAGAAACTTATGTTTGACTCTAAGTTAGATGGGATTTTTAGCTCTATTGGAAAAGATGTCCCATCTCCTCAAACAGTTTTAACGGCAAGCATTTTGGAGTTTTAAATGAAATTAGATGCAGAAGATATTTTGGCACTTAAGACACTCCTGGCTGTCTGTCAAGTGGGATCAATTGACATGTTTCTCATAGAAGATGGTGTAGCACGTGGTGTGAATGAATCAAAAACGTTCGCGCTGATATCAGAAAACAACATTCCTAAATTTAACAAAAGCGTAGGAATAGTTCGTGCTAAGACACTAAAGTCAAGGATTGACGTTTTTGGAAATAAGGATATTTCTATAAATGCAGTAGAATCAGCCAAAAATGAAATCTCTATGTTGGAGATTTCATCTGGCAAAAATAAAGTGCAATTTAGATGTGCTAATACTATGCTGTTTGAGAAAAAGGTGCCTCGAGCTATTAATGATAATCCAGCGTTTTCTTTCTTTATTTCTCCAGAAGATGCTAAAATGATTCTAGATGCCGTTAAGGTTATGGGGGCAAAGCAGATTGTTTTATATGTAAACGGCAAAGTGTCTTTTGAAATATCTGATGAAAGTAATGAAGTCTTTACTGTTAGCTTAGATACAGAGGTAGAAAAGCATGCTGATGATGAAATAGAATCATCTGTGGTATGTTACACTACAGATGTATTTTGTAATGTTCTTCAACACTTAAAATCAAGTAGTGCTCCCATTTTAATTTGCGCAAAAGGAACCCTTAAAACAGTATTAATGGGTCATGAGATAGCGTTACTCCCACAGGTAGCCCAACGATTTAACGACTAAAGGAAAAACATGCAAGACGTAACAAAAATGACAGAAATCACCGAAGCTCAAAATACAGTGCGGGTTTTGACTGAGCGCTTAAATGCAGCAAACTTATATCTTTCTAGGTACATGGTTGAGTTTGACGCAAGAGTCAACATTGATAATCTAGACATTGAAATCAGCGTAAAGAAACCTCTCAATGGTGGTGGAATGATTAAAACCATCCCAAAGGAAATTTCTTTATATTACAAAAATGATGTTAGCTCACTAGCAGAAACTATTTGTGAAGAGATCTTTTTAGTGCTTTTAAAGAATGAACTTAAGAAGGATCTAATGCAAGAACTAACACGAGCAGTAGTTAACGTAGCACTTATGGATAGTAAAAAATGAAGAGAAGTTTTCTAATCATAGCAAAAGAGTTGTCTGAAAAGTTTTCTAACAAACCATGGGGGTGCTTTGAAACATCTGGTATCACAAAAGAAGGCATCATTGAATTTTCTATAAGCTATAATAAAGCATTAGTAGAAAATTTGCGTAAGTACGGGCTAGAAGGAACTACAGACGAGGAGCTGGTTCAGACGTTTTTCCTAATGTCTAGGATGGTACCTAAATCTTGGGAAGAAGATGAAGATGCAATTAATCCACAAGCGACCCCACAGTTGACAAATGAAGCAAATAGGTTTATTGCCTAAACGAAAGAAATCAATGAAAAAGAGACTTATTTTTGACACAGCTAATATCTTATTTAGGGTGTCTGCTGCACATTCAAAGTATCATACAGATGACTCTCAATCTCCTGAGGTTAAGGCTGGCCTGGCAATGCACATGGCCCTCAACTCGTTCAACAAATACTATAAGGCATTTAAACCAGACGAGATTGCTTTGACCTTCGAAGGATCTAAGAATTGGAGAAAGGCATACACTAAATCAAGCGATTGTGTTTCCAAGAAAGTCTACAAAGCTAATAGAACGCGCGACCCCTCAATGGAGCCGTTTTTTGAGCTCATGAAGTCTTTTGAGGATCTAGCAAAAAATCACACTTCACTGGTATGCTTGTCAAATGAACATTTAGAAGGTGATGACTTATTCGGTGGATACGTTGAAATGTGCACCGAGGCTGGAGATGAAGTAATTGGTGTTTCGGGAGATAAGGATTTTGTGCAACTTTTGAAGTATAAGAACTTTACCCTTATTGACCCGGATAAGGGCAAGCCGCGCACCGTT